AGTATATCGGTTGCCATAATTATCCTGCAAATACCTTAGTTGAACCTTTATTAATTTCGTGATCATAATGTTCATCAGAATTATATTTATCTTTAACTCTTCCTATTCCTTTACCTTCAACAAATACTTTGTCACTAAATGTACTTAAAGTTGGTGCATGATTAATAGCAGTTGATGTACAAGGATTGCCATCAGGATGTGAAGCCATAGCATCTCCTTCTCTTACAACACCAAATCCTTGTGCAAATACCTTAGAAGAACCTGCAGCAGTATTTTGTGTAGAACCAGTGTCCCAATTATATCTGTTTGGATTTGTTCCACATAATGAACCTTGAATACCATCTGTACATTTAACTGTATCTTCACTTCCATTCTTTCTTGCTACTGCTTCTGCCATAATTCTCTCCTTTTACATTATTTATACTAAAATAAATCCACCCTTTGGATATGTACCACCATAAGTCTTATGATGATTCATTGTAAAGTAATCACCTTTGTTACCAGAATATTTAAAACTGATATGAATCCAAGTATTTTTTCCATCATATTCTAATATGACTTGATTCCAAGAAGGCAATAATGTTACAAGTTCTTTAGCAATTTGAAACATCTTTGCATTACCACCAATGAATTTTAAATCCACACCACAACCTGTTGGATGGTCACCACCTTCTTCAATTGGTTTACCTGTTGATCTACTAAGACCTAAATCACCAGCTTGATTACCTACTGGTGGTCTTCTAAAACCACTTGTGATAATAAATGATTTTCTTCCATATTTTTTAACAATTGGATCTAAAACATTTATACATAACCCTTTAAGATTACATAAGATTTGTTGAGGAGTATATGTAACACCTTTCACTGTATAATTTTGTTTAGGCATTCTTATGCCACCTTGAGTTAAATCACCAATGGTAAAGTATTCAGATAATTTCATATTTGGATTAAATTGACCTGGAGACATATTATCAAATATTTCACAATTAGAACCAATAGTTGCTCCACTAACACTATTTGCAGTAAGACCTGTTGATGATTCTAAGGCAATCTTTTCTTGTGCGATATCTTCGGCACTAACTTTACCAGAACTTATTCTATCTGATGCATATTGTGTAGCATCACCAGAATCTGGTTCATCGAAACCTACTTCAGAACCTCTTGTAGCAATTTCTAATGGATTCATTCTAGATAAAGGACTAGGCTGTCTTTCGTCCGCAGGATTTTGTAAACCAGAAGGAGATGCTACTTCTGCTGATATGGCAACTAACGCTTCACCTGTACCACCAGCACCATTTGCTCCCGATGCAATAGCAGCACCCATACCCAAATTTACTACCAAACCATCAACGTTTGTTGCTAATGATGCCGATAAATTTGCAGTTAGACCTGCAGTTATATTTACCGCTGCTGCTGCAAGTATGTTAGTTGCTAGTGTTGATTGAATATTTGTGGTAGTAGTAGATTTAATGTTTGCACTTAATTTAGATTGTATATTAACGTTCTTGTCAGTTTTAGCATTGATATCATCTTTAGCAAAAATATTCAATTTTAAATCAGTTTTAAGATTGAAATCTTTTAGCGATTGCAAATTGATTAATTCATCTGCTTTAACATTGGTACTTTTAATTGAATACAAATTAGTATTGTTTGTAGATTTGATATTGGTATCAATTACAGATTCAATATTAACATTTTTTTCAGATTTGATATTGGTGCTTAAATCAGAGTGAATATCTGTAGTACCAACAGATTTCATATTAATTTCGCCATCAGCTTCTATATTGATGTTTGTTGCTCTTAGATTAAAATCTCCACCAACTGATAAATTTGTATTTCCACTAACATTAATATCTGCATCATTATAGATATTAATTATTGCACTTCCTGAAACTTCTATATTTAAAGCATTATTTGTCTTTAAATTATATGCACCATCAACAGTAACATTTAATGCACCTTTGACATATACATTACCATTACGTTCCATTATTTCGTAGTTGTCGCCAACTATCTTATTAACTCTTGTTCCGTTGGCATCTATTTCAAAAAATGTTCCAGTTCTATGATATAAATGAATCCTTTCTGCTTGTGGAGTATCATCAAATTCAAATATATGACCTGATTCAGTTTGTTGAACATGATTGTATGGATATGTTGCATTATATGGAACTTGTGCTTGTTCCCATATTCCTCCATTAGCAATAGGAACATTTACTGTTCTAGTTGCTTCTTTTTTAGTAATAACAGTATTATCTAAATTTGTCCCAGATGCTAATCTATTTGTATCAGCTTCTTTGGTATATAAAGGATATTTACCTGTTGGATCACTAAAACCTTGAAACGTACCTGAACCATTTATACCTGTACTTGCAACACCATCAGCATCAAGATGACCTATCGGAAGTATAGATGAAAATAAAGATAATAATGAATCTTCAATCTCACCTAATATAGAAGATGCATTATCATTTGAAGATGGAGCATCTGGATTAGGTATAATTGCTTTACCTAATTGACCTGTAATATTATTTGCCACTATTTCTAAACTCCCATTCTGCAATCAAGGTAGGTCTTACTTGTGATGCCCATTTTGTCCCGACTCTATTACCCGATTTCCAATAATAATATGTCGGTCCTTTATAAGTATATCCAGGATAAAATGGATCTTCAATAGATGCAAATTCCGCTGCAAGATCCTGACCTGCTTTTTTCAATAAAGTTTCATTATTTTTATCCGGATTATTATAATATTGTAATAAAGCAGGTCGTTTTCTACATACAAGATATTCTTGACATATTATATCTTGGGTTAATTGATCAAATTTTCTATCTAAATCAAATTTTAATGAATCTATTGCACCAGCTAATGTTTTTCGAACACATTGATATTTTCCAACTGCCCTCAAACAGTTAGGATCACTTTGTGGTAAAGATTGGTCTGCTTGTATTTCTGCTAATGTCATTGATACTAAATTTCTTGGTCCTGAACCAGATATTATTTTACCACCACTTGTACCTTTATTATAAGCATTATATCCTGCAGCACCTGATTCTGCTTTTGCTATTAAAATAGCAAGTGGTCCAATAATACCTGAAGGATTTACTGGCGGTGGAGGAATGACATCTTTTGCTGGTTTTCCTGTTCCTGTTTCTGGTCTATCTTCAATTCCACCACCTAATCCAATACTTGCACCAAGTTCTGAGAAAAATCCACCTTCGCTTTCTCCACCTGGAACTCCACCCATAGAACCTAACATTAATGGTTGTTGATTATCAGCATCACGAAATATTATAAGTAACCAAGTTCCTTCTACTGGACCAACTGGTGCGTGACCAATACCACTCATTCCTGCTGATGTAATTGGAAGAATTGGATATGCCCAAGGTAAATCTTCTGTTGGTAAATCTGCCTTATCTGAAGAATGTAAACCGAATACTCGAACTTGACATCTGCCTAACCTTAAAGGATCATGTCTATTTTCACATACACCAGTATAAAATATGTGATTCATTTATTTAACTCCACTATCTTGAGAAAAATCTTTAATATAAGAATCTTTTGCTATTTCAATATTACATTCATGACTTTTACGAGTTATATAATGATTGATTGCTGTTATTAGATATTTACCAGAATAAATTTTATCTTGTATTTCATCATTTGATTCTGATTTTTTTATTGGTCTTACCTTAACAGTATCAATTGTAACGAGTTGTCCAACAGTATAATCTAATCTTCCAGCAACTACAATATTCAATATGAAATCATTTTTTTCGTGCATCTCATAAAGTCTTTGTTGAAGAATATCGGTATTGGTAGCATCTTGATATCCAATAAATGTTTGTGCTGCTTTAGGTTCTACAATTATTTTTGCACCTGGACTAATTGGAAATTTATAACTAACCAAAGGATATTGATTAAGATGCTTTGCTCCTGAAAACCCCATCAAAGCATTGTAATATTTCTCATTGTATGTTTTGGTTGTTATATCAGTAGTCATCAAAAGACAACCCATAAATCCATCGTGAATTCTATTCAATGTATTTACACCATCTCTAACACTAATGGTATGAATTCTTTTAAAATCCATTTCTACCGCTCTTAATGCATTTGTTTTTGTTATTTGTCTAGAAAATGAATTGTAATTAAATTCTTGCACAACTATCGGAGAAGTAACCAATGAATTTAATGTAACAAAATTAAATCCATCTCTATTCTCAAAAAATACATATGATGGAGATTTTTCTTTATTAATGGCTTGTTCAGCAAGATAATTCATATTTTTAATAGGAGACCAATAATTTGAAATATAAATGGTATCGTTATATGTTTCTTCTATTATTACTCTTTTTGAATTATCAAATTGCACTTCTTGATCTGACACAATAGATGCAACTATATCAGATATTTTTCCTTTGTATCTTCTACTTAATTTTGTATTTGAATCTACAATTGCTTCTTTTGAAATAAAATCCATTTCATACGTTACAGTTTTATCACCAAGATATTCTCTATTCTTGATTCTATACATAAAAAATTGTGAATTTATCCTTCCACCTTTTTCTTTTAAGGATGGTGTGCTAATATCGATATTTAATAATTCTTGCCCAATAAGTGGAACTGTATTAATAAGATCCATTGAATCTTTTATTATTATTGAACCAGTCATAAATGGAGAATATAAATCTTCATATATTTGGATAGCAACAATTTGATTTATCAAACTAAATTCTGTTCCATCAACAGATTGAATAGAAACCTTATCTATTGATATATCACCAGCAAATTCTATAGATTTAGTAGCCATATTACCTCAAAAGCAAAGCATTAAATTCGTTAAGGACTTGATCTAAATAAACTTTAGGTAAGACTTTTAAAGTTCTAGATTGTTCATTAAGTCTATATTCATAATCAGTATTAGTTATATGTGTCATCAATTGTGGATATGACAATGAAGATATCTGTAAAGTTCCTTTTGATGTTTCGATATAATTTCCATTAACATCATCACCATAAGATAAAACTTCTACTGTACCACCAGAAAGGAATGAATTAGATGTCATTAAAATTCCATAACTTCCATTTATTATTTCTTGAACAACCCCAACTGCATATCCAATAGAAGTTTTATTTCTTATTACATCACCAACTTCAATTGGTATTTTGCAAGTAAAAGAACCTAGATAATCAGGTATAACAGTTATATCATGTAATTCTAATATAGTATTGGAAGTTATAGAACGAATATAACCTATAAGAACTCCATCATTTGTATATAAATTATTACCAACAGATAGTTGTTCTTTAAAAGCAGTATCATATCCAATAACTTTTGATTGACCATTTGCAATTTCAATGTTACCTTTAACTTTCTTAGAAACTTTTATATAACAATATCCATTAGTAACATTTCCATTTAAATCTTCAAAATGTCTTATAGTATTTGCAGCATTGCCATACTTATTAGCAATCAAAATTTCTAATTCTCTATTACTTAAAGGAAAATCATTGATGTAATCATATCGTTGATTAAGCAACATTAAAATCCAATGATATTCTGGTGTGCCATATAACTTTTCAGATATTATTTCTGGTGTATCACCATCCATAATTTTATATGTTTCTGTTAATGGCAAACTTTCGATAAATGCTTTTTTAAATCTGATGTTAGTTGTAATATCTTTTATTAAGATACTCTTTTCAGATTTATCTTCACCAATAGTAGGAAATGGATATAATAGTGTTTTAAAATTATTGAAATACATTAGAAGCCATCCTCAATTTGTTTCTTTGTCAATATAGCAAGTTCTTTAAATGACATTTGAATATTGATTTGTGTTGGAGAACCGTCATCAAAGGTATTGAATACACCATTTGGTGTATAATTAACACTCATATCAGTCATCACACAAGAAGTATGTCTATGGATTGCTGGATTTTCTGTTGAACCATTATAATAAAATATATCAAATTCTGACGGATAGATATAAATAAATGCTGCCTCATCTTTAAATTCAGGGTGCATATGAAGTTTAAATTGTTGAATAATCTTTAATATATTAGAAGATTCAGCATAATCTCTTGGAAAAAATTGATAAGAAATTTGAAACTCTCTAAAATTAACACCTTTAAATAATTGTTCTTTCTTTGGGTTGGCAGCAAGACCTGAAGCAGCAGAAGCAAATGAACCAGTTACTGGTGTTCCTAGTGCTAATGCAGTTAAAGATGAATTTACAGGAGCAGATAGTTTTGAAACATCACCACTTTGAAATGCTTTAAGTGCTCCTTCAGTTACTTGAGCACCTGCCATCATTAATCCCATTTCTTCTTCACGCCAATCAACAGAATAACGTATATTTA